TTGCTGTCCCATGTTGGACCACTTGGACCGTCCCACGCGTACCCTGCTCTGATGGACAGCTTCCCCTCAGTGTCCAAGGAAAGGTACTCGTTCTTGATGACCCACTTTGGAGCAACGTTCACGTAGGTGGTGTAGTCGCTGACGAGCTGGTATTTGTATCCGCAACGATACCAGATGACGCTCATTTACCAGAAACCTTGCGGAAAATGCTCTTGACCCTGTCGAAGATCCTGTCGTCCACCTTGTTCGGTGTTTTCTCTACCAGGTAGCCTAGAGCACCGCCGACAAGGGGTGCTGCGGCCAAAGTCAACAGTTGGTATTCAGGCGGGACGGTTTGCCACAGGAGTACAATGGGTTCCATGATTTTCTCCTTCCGTTGAGTAACCGGGGCACGATCCTTGGGCTACGCAGGCCAAGGCTCCTTTGCCGGCAGCAGGACATGTTTTCGTTTTGCTGTTGAAGCAGCGACCTTCTTCCATGTCAAATTATCCTGATGAAGCAGAGTACTGTATTTTTGTTGCGGGTCTTCAGCCACACGCCGTCGCCGGAAATCGAGTCCCTTTCCCCTTTGCCGTTCGTGTTTCCTTCGACTATGTTGAAGAACGGGCCTGGTTGGTTCTCTACAACAATGCCAATATGTCCGCCACCAGGTTTTGCTCCGTTGAAGTCGTAGATGACTATGTCACCAGGCTCTGGCTCTTCGTCGAACGAAAGCACTTGCAGCCCTTTGTCCCGAGCCCACTTCTCCCATCCGAAAGCCGACGCGTCCTTGCAGCGCCATTTTTCAGGGTCAAAGTTCTCGCCTCCGACCGTCTCGCGGATTTTCTGCAGCACCTCGGGTATCTTCAGCCATTCCCTCAACAGCCAGCAGCAGAAAGCAGCGCACCATGGCCAACTGCCAGGCTTAAGCCATGTGGCAGATTGGTACTCACGGATTCGTGGTCCGTTGTTGTTTCCGCCTTCCTCGCGGACGCCAATTTCGGCCTTGGCGATGGCAATGAGTTTATCGCGTGGGGTCACCTATCCCTCCTAGTCGAATTCAGCAACAAGGTAGAATTGCCATTTGTCGGCTGATATCTGCACATGATTTGCAGCTGCCGATGCCAAATGATTGACAACAAATGGCCTGACGTCGCCGCCTGCAAAGGATACGTTTGTCGAACTCACCTTGACTGATGGGGCACCCAGAGCACCGGCGTCTGACAAGGTGAGGCTAAAAGCGTAGTCGCTGACAGAATAGCCATGCTCCGCACTCGTGCATTTGGCGATGAGATAGGCGTTGCGTGGCGTTCCGGTTAGCCCGTGGGCGAAAGTGAAGATGGTATTGATGGTCCACGTAAATGGGGCAGACACAAACCGTTTTACCAACCCATCCACATACGCCTTGTTCGCCGCATCGTCTGTGGCCGAGGGCGCTGCTACCTTTGTCCGGCCGGAAGCGTCCCGCATCATGATACGACTGGCCGTCAGGGCGCTTGTGGCGCTGTGGGGGTTGGTAACGCTGTTATGTGTTGTTATTTGTCCGGTGACAGTATCCAGCCTGGCTATTTGGTCAACCGTAGACGGGGCGGCAACCTTGCACCGGCCACTCGCATCCCTGACCATCAACCGGCTGGCCGTGGCCTCGGAGGTGGCGCTATGCGGACTTGTGAGAGCGGCGTGCGCGGCGGAGGTGCCTGCCGGGTCGAATGCAGCCGTCCAGTAAGTCGGATTGGATACCGGATCATTCCCGGTGGTAGCTTGCAAGGCCTTGTAGATGGTACCATCGCTACCCATTACCAAGGCGCCGGTGGCGTAAACCGTAGACGGGGACCAAGGTAACATTCCCCAAGATTCCAGCAAACGAAGCATCGCAGTAATGGTGCGCATCACCTCGTTGAACTCAGCACTGTTGTTGATCGTAGCGTAAGGCCACCCGGCCTGAATAGTTTCCGGGGTGATGGCCTCTTTGCGGTAGGTGGTGCCGACAACGGGGTTTCCTCTGATCGGGAGCTCTTCTGCTTCCTCCGCCCAAACCGCGGGCAAAGTTTCTTGTCTGTTCGTCGGCATGTGTGTTCCTCCTTACGGCAACAGGTGGTGGTATTTTTGGAGCGGTCCGACTAAATTCAGATCGTCCAGATGCATCAGGGCGATAGTATCTTTATCCACCTTGAAGGGCGAGCTTACAGAAAGCTCGCTGGCTTTTTTCGCTTTATTACAAAACTTGAATTCTGAAACAATGCCGTTCAGATGCTTACCTATCGTGATGTTTAATGAGTCCGGGTAGAAAGCTTCCGTGCTATTCATAAACCCTTCGGCCAACAAAACACCGTCGATGAATATTTTCTTTTTCCCCTCGACGTTATCCCATGTAAAAGCCATCGCTATCTCCACGCCCAGCTTATCAACTGGTATTGCGGCCGAAAAATAGTTTTCCGACGTGTAGAAGTATACCAGTTGGTGCTGGTTGAAGCCAGTATCCTTGGCCAACTTGAACGGAAGCCAGATGCGCCCTTGCCACGTGCCTGGGTTTCCCACCACCAAGTCAGCGTCACGCAGTTGGTCGGGTATAGTGATGCGGGTTTCGATCGTGCCTTGCTGCGTCCACATGTTGATGGGGGACACGAGCAATTCGGGTTCTCTTGTGCCGAGCTGAAACGAAGTTGTGTACGCCTTTTGCTCGACCATACGGGCGTCTACATAAAACGTGTCCCCTATCTGTCCTGTAGCGTCAGTGTAGGCCGTGATGACAACGTACGCAGTGTTGGCCGGAGCTGTGGCTGTAGCTTTCGATAAAATCCACTCATCGTCGACAAGAGTTTCGTACTCGTTGTCGCTGGCGCTCAGGATGCCACCACCGGCTTGGTTGAATTCAAGTCGAACGCGTGCGGAAGCGTTTGTCGTTCCTTTTTTAATACGTGCCTGTGCCGAAAATACCTGCCCCTCAGAAGCAGGAATTTCACTTGGGCAAAAAACCCCGAATTCCCCATTAACGGTAGATGTGCAGCGGACAGAGTGTGTTCCGACGAATGCCTCGTCCGTTGTTCTAGCAAGCGTGCAGAAAACACCAGCCCAACCAGTCAGATCAGTGTCAGCACTGGCCTCATTATTAGATAAGAGGTTTGTAGTGCCTTCTTCCAACAGCACGCCACCGCTTTCGAATCTCGGCTCGTCGTTACTAACCGGCGTTCCATCAGAAAGATATGCAGAAGATGCTCTTGTAAAGGTTGCTTCGTCAACAACCACCTCTGTCGCAGCCGACAACACGTTTCGAATGGACAGTGTCGCAGGCCACGGCAGCAGCCCTCTTTGATCAACTTTTGCTGTATTCTGAAAATTAACTATCGCTCCGAGCGCGTAGTCCGGCAACCCCTCTGGAACGACTACGTCAACCTCCATCATGTCTGTCCGTACGAAGTTGATGGGAAATCCAAACGCGGCGTTGAACATTGTTTGGATTTCCTCAACGCTGCCATATCTGCTGAAATTTCGAAATACTTTAGCCTCTATCAGTCGACGGTAAGTTTCATCATCCGGCAAATACGTTCCAAGCAGATATCCGCCAGGAACCCACGCGAAGGCAACATCAACATTCTGACCAACTATGTCAGGAGCAAACCAAATATTCTCGTCGTATGTGAACCCCTCTCGAGCCTGCCCGACTATGCGGCCAACCCCATCGAGCTGTTCGCCGAAAGCCTGAGCTGGTGTGCGAAAATACATGACGTCAGCAACTGCATCGCTAAACGTCTGAACTTCCTTCACAAGGGCCTCGAGCACCTTCCTCAAGACAACGGAATCCTTGAATTGCATCAAGAGCCTGGAACGTGCTCTTTTCTGCAAATCCTGTTTGAGTTCTTCGATTACTTCGAAGCTCATCAGACCTCCGTCACTTCGATATTATCAACAGAAAACGAAGCCAACTCACCCCAGTCTATCGAAACAATCTGATCGGCAGGAGGGTCCGCCGTTCCAATGACAAGCGAAACTATCTGAGCGCCAGCGATGCTGTTAGCTGGAGTGAACAGTTGCGAAGCATATACAGAAACTCCAGGCAAGTAGTTTTCTAAAGCGTAGTTCACGATTGCCTGCTTAATCAGATCCGCTCCGTCTGTGGGCCATGTTGGGGAAAACGGGTCAATTTCAACAGCTATGAATATCGGAATGGCGGTGGGCCTGTCGAATCGAATCGTATAGTCAAACCCTTGCTCGTCGGTGATTGTAGTTTCAATACTGCCGAAAGTGTCAACCCCAATCGGCAGGCGTGAAAAGATAGCCTGAGCTATCTCATCAACATCTCCGCCTTGAACTATCGGTGCCACGGTCTTGCCAGGGATACCTCTTTCGTCCTCGAGTAAAGAGGTGTTTTGGTAAGCCTTAGCGAAGGTGACCCCAGTGATGGTGTTGATAGCCGAGAAAAGGTCCTCTATCATCCCGCGGCCAGTATTCTCCGTGGAAAGCCGCTGCAATTCTCGCAGGCTAGTGTCATCCTGCTCGGCTTCACCGGGCACCGCGTCCGTCGGATTTGTCACGGCACTCCAACCCGCTACCGGGGTCAAAATCTTAACAACGGTTCCCGCGGCGGCCTCCAATGGGCCGTCCTCCGTGGCCACAGCTTGTACAGAAACCGTGCCGCCACCCCCGATGGTGAAAGCGGGAAGCGTAAACACAACCGAGTCGTCGATGGTGGAAACTTGGCGCCCAGCAGCCACGACCTTCCCCGGAGTTCCCGTAACTGTTAATTGAACCGAGGACGGGAACCCCGCTTTGCGTCGAATACCGTTCAGTTGAACGAGCCCACTAAGCCCGGCCCCCGTAGCTTTCAGTGGGTCAAACTGATTGTAAGCCAGCTGAAGTTGTTCCCAGCCAACGGCCAGTTGGTCAGCGACCGAGTTGACGAGCTGAACGAGCGGGTCGTTCTCGTCGCTCAGATTGGGCGTAAGAAACTCGCCTGTGACAGGGTCTTGGACGAGGCTCAGCTCCGCGACCATATCGTCAAGGATGTCGGCCAGGCGCTTCAGCACAAAACCCTGAGACTGAACTCCAAAGTCAGGCATTCAATCCTCCTATTCCTGAACTATTGTAGAAATGCTGGCGCTACCTTCTCCTGTCTCCACGTCTATGTAGACAGTGAACGTGCGCTGGGTGTTTGTTGTTCTGATATTTATCACACCAACAACTCCTGGAACGTCAAGAACAGCTCGCCGTAGGATAGCCTCCACCAGCTTCCTGTCCTTGCTTCCGAGGATTACCTCGTACCAAGGAACCCCAGCAGGTACATTCAAGAAGTACTCCTGCCAGTAATGCCGAAGGGTGACGATGATGCGTTGTTTGATTTCCTCGACACCTGTAGCCAAGCGAAGCTTTCCTCCGCTCACCTGCAAGTCGTCGTTCTCCAACATCCAAGTCATCGCCATAGCTACATTCCCTGATTCGGCGTACCGGTAGTTCCGCCCGAGTCGCCAGGATGTGTGTGTCCGTTGTAAATAGTTCTGTCAGCAGCCATCGTGCGCACGCTGTCCTTGACATGACCGCCAGTGGATTCGATATCACCAGGAGTTTGTATCTTCCCTCCGCTGACACCGTATGTCCCGAGACTCGTTATACCTCCGGCGACCTGAAGGTTTCCAGTGCACGAGGTGAGCGGTGTGTTTATGGTCACACTTGTTGGGGCGACAAGTGTGGCCGTTCCATCTGGAAACACTGTCAGAATGGACGGGCCTGACTGAACTTCAACTTTGTCATCCTTGACTGTGACGCGGCTGGACTTGTCCCTGTTCCTCAACTCCACGCCTTCAGCCTCCCACGCCCCAAGCACTTCTGGAAGGGGAACGGGTGCCATGAGCACGATAGCGTCCGTCAAGTCATGGTGTCTGCACCCCGTCCCTTCCTCCGGCGGCTGGACTCCTCCAAGTTGGTGCCAATTATCTATCGCACGCTGACTGAAAAGGACAAGGCAGGGGTCGCCTTTACGAACAGGCAATGTAAGCGCAAATCCGGCCCCAGACGCTATCGGATAGCAAAGAGGCGCCTCTACTATAGGTGGCAAGTCCACAAATGATTCTGCGCCGTTTACATTAACCTTCATCTGTATGGCTGGGATAACCGTGCATGTTTGGGTCGCTGCGTCGAACGACTCGATGACCCCAGGCATACAGGTGTTCATCCTCGACAAAGCCCTGTCGATGATTTCTTTGTTTTGTGTTACCTTGTCGGCTGTTCTCAAATCCATTACCGCACCAACCAAGTTTCCGTGGATGTAGTCCACTGCGTCGAATGTGTATCGCCGTTGTGGGACAAGGTGTGAATTTTGTACCCACCGTTCAACAACGGATTCAGCCCAGATTCGAGTTGGACAGTGTGGCCTGGGCGAATGTGTGGGTTGAACAGTGCTTGGATAGACACGCCTGCTTGCATCTGCATGGGCGAAGCCAGCATCGGCTCTGCACGAAGAAGGAACCCGTTGGCCGAGCTTATCAGGACGTCTCCGCCTCTGTAATAATCCCCGTCGTCCAGAGCGTAGAACACTCCTTCATCAATCCACCAACTAAAGTTGCACACCCGAGCCAGCTTGTCGAGCCAGTCAGCAGGCTGTCCGGCGAAGCTCTGTCCTTGTGGGCCTATCGTGAGGTCTTTGACCTGAATGCACTTTGGGTCTATCGTTACCCCTTCGATTTCCCCTGCAATGGTCTTCAGCACGTCCCGAAGGCGCATCCCACCAGAAAACGTTCTTGAAATCACGGCCTTCGATGTTCCGCCGAACCCAGCGAGGCTTATCAAAGTGGAAACGATGTCCGCACCCTCCCTCTGGTGCACGCAGGCCAGCAACGAACCCTTGAACACGTTGACCATCCCTGTGTTCATCCAGCCGGCTCGAACGACAATCTGTATCCCAGACTTCTGCAAGGCGCTACGCATCTTGGGGCCGAGGTTGTAAATGCTAATCGTTGTGGGGCTGGCCGTCGAGATTATGTGCTTCTGTATGTTGAACTTTATCCGGAACGTTTCAGGGCTTCCGTCCCCGAACAAGTAGATAGATTGACGCGAGTCCCCACCACCCTGAAACTCTTGGAGGGGTCCGATCTCTACCTCTACTTGTCTAAGGAACGGCTGCTGGCTCATACAGGAATCACGACCTCTTCTTCAGGAGCAAACCACAAGAGCTTGACATTCTCTCCAAGGGAATCTGGCAACGTGTAGTTTCCGGCGTTCTTTTCAACCACAACCAACGACCCTATCGTCTTTTTCAGTTGCGGGTATGGTATGAACAAATCCACGCCAGGTACGAGCATCAGTCCGAGGAGAATTTCTGCACCCTGTACGTCTGTTATGTCAAGAACCCAGCATTTAGCCAGATAGTTGAACCGCGTCGTCAGAGAAACCAACAGGAAGCCGAGGTCTACCGATGATTGTCCCTGTCCCGCTGGTGTGAGTGTCACGATCTTCATTACTTGAATATCTCCGCCACCTTTTTTACGGCCGTAAGCAACCCAGAATCCCGTGGCGCCACCTGACCGTTGTTTGTTGGGGATTCGGCGGACTTACTTACATCCGGACCACCTGTATTTTTTTTCGGCTTCACCTTGCTTTCAGGACGCTTCTCAGATTGAAGGGCGACCAGCTTTATCTCTTGGAAGCTCGCTCTGAAAGCCAACTTCCCCCATTCCGGCACACTGTTGTCAGCCTGGAGGGACGTGATGAGCATCGCTGGAAGCTTCTTGTGCTGAGTCACCAACTCAACAGGCTGTCTCCCCCTCCACGCGGCCTCGAGCAAATCCAAGGCGTATTCAGCCCATCCAGGCTCCCAGTTGCCTACCTCGAAAGATAAATCAATCCTGACAGGGTGCAGAATTACGTGGTCGTTGAACAGTGCTCCCGACTCCACAGCGTGGGACGTCACGTCTGCTTGGTACGAATACGTTTCCTGAAGCCTCGTCGTTACTGGTATGTCCGCGATGTACGGGATGGTTTGCTTGTACTGTGGGTTCATGCTCGCCAGCCCATCCTGACGAGCCTTAAACTGCATCCCAGCCTGCAGAGCCTTCGACCGCATCAGTTGACGGACATACATAGCTACGACGTTGCCGCCCACAAGGGAGTTCGATATTACTTGGATTTTGTCCGAAGCATTCATCTAGTTCACCACAGGAACGAGTCCACCAGGAAATGTCTGTTGCAGGGCGGTGTTTATCTTTCTGGACGACTCGGAGGCAACCCCAACAGCGTTGTCTCCGCTGATGTTCTGCGTTATGTTGATGGTGTTGTTACTGGACGTAGGTGCAGTTGGCCGAGCGTTATATTCGACTGCTCGGTTCACAAAACCTTTTAGCACAACTTCGTTATCAGCAGCAAACCCCTCCACTAAATCTGCCGTTTTTTCCGCCATGTCAGACAACCCCGTCAGCTGCAGGAATTTATCAATCAGCGGAGTGATCAACCCAACTGCCCAGGATATCTTATCACCAAAAATCTTGAGTCCTTCCCACGCCAGCTTGAACCCAGCGACAAGGTCGTCAACGATAATCTTTCCCAAACTCTTAAAAATACGTATGAACGACTCCACATACTTTGAAATGCCGGGAAATTTTTCCGAAAACTGTTTCCACAAATCCTTCACCAGGTCTATCATCTCGCCAAGGACAGAGTTGCCGCCCTCGAAGTATGTCAGGACGTCGTCTATAGCCAACCCAGCGGCCATGATAGCTGCTGTAATCAACGCCCACTTTGCTCCGAGCACAACAATCACTCCGGCAAGAGCTACCAGCGCTCCAAGCACCACGGCCGAGATAACGTTCACCGATGTGAGGGACTCGACTAGCTTCTTGGTCCACGGGGCCACTTCACCCATCCTCTCGCTTATTTTTCGGAGAAGAGTGGAGAAGCGTTGGAACCCGTCAACGATCCCGTCCACGGTGTTTTTCAGACTGGACTGGATGAACTCACGGTTGAGCGTCAGCCACTTGGTGAAGTCTCCAACGATCATCTTCAAGGCCGGGCCGGCAGCGCTGGTGGCTTCCTGGCCGATGTAGGTCATGATGCGTCGAACCATGCCGAGCTGAATGACGAACTCCTTGGCGTCCTTGAGTTGCTGCTCTCCGACGATGGTTGGGATGTCGCGGGCTTGTTGCTGGAGGCGTTCGATTTCCTTTCGCCCCATCTGCAGCATCAGCAAGGTATCGTCGCTGATTCCTATACGCGAAGCCCACTGGATCTGGTGCTGCTTGGACATCCCTTCCATCTTGTCGGCCACGTCCAGCAGGACTTGATCGGCCGTCTTCATCTTCCCAGCAGCGTCGTAGGCACTCACGCCCATCATGAACAAAGCATGGTTGAACTCGCCGGGGATGGGGGAGGTCATCGACTTGGTCAGACCCATCAGGTCGGACTGAAGGGCGTCGAAGCTACCCCCAGCCATCTCTGCGGCGAAGCCAAGCTCCTGGAACCGGCTGGAGTTGATTCCGGTGAGCTGGGAGAAGTTGGCCATCTTGGCAGAGGTCTGGGCCATCCTCTCCGTGAAGTACGTGATAGAGGTAGCCGCAGCCATCAGGGCGGCAGAAGCCCAGCCGACGTAACGGGTGACCCCGTCGATCATCGTGTTGAATTTCTGTATTTTCGGCAACACTCCCGGAGCCATGTCGAGCCCGAGGATTGTTACCAATTCGTCGATGACTGTGGCCATTGGTTACTTACTCCCACTCTCCGCTTTCGCCCGTTCGATGCTTTCCCGCTCGATGTAGTCCTTGAGATTCAGCGAACGATGCATCTCCATCAGTTCCTTGACCCCCATCCGGTCCAAGTCCAGCCAGCTACACAACCCAGCCCACGCCGGACGCCCAAGCCAGTAGTCTACTGACCAGCCTTCTGGAATGGGGATGCCGCCTTCATCGCTTCCTGTGCGATCTGGGTGAAGGCTCCCAGCTGAGGAAAAAAATCCTTCACGCACTCCCACAGACACCAGAGCATGACCTGGTAGACCTCGCTGCGGTGCTGGTCGAAGTGGCGTTCGAAGTTGATTGGCTCGCAGACGCTCTGACCATCGCACCCGAGTTTAGAGATGCTCAAGGCGTCCATCATGAGGGCGTCGGCCTTCGCCGGATCGACGGCTTGGATGGCTGCGGCGAACTTGTCCCATCCGCCTGCTTTGGTGTCGGTGTTGAGCGACCCCAGCATAGGCCCCAACAGGACGGCTACGCGGGTGCACAGCGGCATTGCTTGGCGCACAGGGGGTGTGAGGATGGAGTATACTTTCCCGTTTAGTTCTTTGTCGCGACGTTCCATGACAGGTTGCCTCCGTGTCAGGTTGGGTGTCTATTTCGTCACCAAGTAGAGTATGACCCCTCCGGCGACATTTGAGAGTAGCAGCAAGAGCCCACCAATCGTCGCCAGAGCATATTTCCCCGGCAGATGGTTGGCTGTGCGGGCTGCTGCTGCGGCGTCCAATGCAAGTTCTTTTGCTTCCCGAGCAATTTCCAAAGCCTGTGCTGGTCCTGCACAGCCTTGCATGTGATCATCTATCCGTTTATGAAGCTTGTCGAATTCGATTCTTGTTTGTTCCTTGTTTATGTCGATCTTCTTCCACTGGGCGAGCTGCTCTTCCTTGAGGTGCTGAATCTCGTTGTTGGCTACAGCTGTGTTTGCCAACTTGTCTGCGATTGTGTCCAGCCTACCAAGCACGCCCTGATACTGAAGGCCAACCGATTCGATTAAGGTTTCGAGTCTTGTGAGACGCTCTTGCATCGATTTCTCCTGTTGCGTCATCCGTGGCCCTCCGCAGGTATTAAATTAGATCAGCCCGCCGACGAAGCCGCCAGCGATATTTTCGACAGCCGATGGGTCGAGGGCGATGTCCAGGCACTCGAGACTGAACTGGCGGGGTTGCATGGTCGGCCCACCGGTGGAGAATTCGGGGAGGTCGCCGAAAGCGCATCCGGAAGCGGTGATGACTTCCTCGACCCCGGACATCAGCACGACAGAGAACAGTCGCGGGTTGGTGTGCTGCTTTTCCCGCAGGGCGTAGAGGGTCCCGAGGGCCGGACTGGTCGGCAGCAGGGAGATGTTGAGCTGTCCGCCCTGCTTGACTGTGAGGTTCATGGTCGGTCCGTCCCCGCCCTGGGTACGCTGGGCAGCGTTGCCGTCGAGCTTGACACGGATGTAGTCGCCCTCGGCGAAGCCGTTGATCGGCACACCGTCGATGATCAAGGTGTGGCGCTGCTGCATGTAAATGTTGGTTCTCATTTAAATCCTCCTTGAGTTGGAGAGAAAGGTGTTTAAATTTCCTGATTGGGTGGAAAGTCATATTTGGAATCCGAGGTTTTCCACTTACCTGTCTTTTTCGAGACACCAAGGAACTTAGGTGTTCCGGCAGGCGCACCAGACTTTGCTCTGTAAAGAACCTTGTTCATGTCAGGACGATCTGCGTAGATTTCATAGTGAGTGAGATCGGGCGTTCCTGTTCCGGAGCCATTCTCCACCCGCACCCCGACGTTCTGCATCCGCTGGTTGAGGTAGGTCGTGGCCTTGGAACGACCGTTGGAGTAGGCGTTGACGATGTCCTGGGGAAGCACATTCATCTGCCCGGAACCAACCCGGACAGCGACTTTGCCATCTGGATGAACGAACAAGACCTCTCCTGAGACAGTGTCGGGGGACAAGGCATCATACTTCTTGGCCCCTTTCACCGACACCCTGTCACCTTTTTTTACATTGGAGTAGGCGTTGGAGTTTGTCACTATAGAGCCTTTTGTGACAGCCGGGAACTGCTGTTCCTTTCCATTATCCTCTCGGACCACAACAACGTGATGCGGCAGCACCTTAGTTACCTTTCCGTACACAACCTGGCCAGGGGCAAGCCACTGGCTAGGGATTTTGAACCTGTCTCCCACCGCGTAAACACCCATCTTTCAACCTCCTTAGCTAACCACGTCGACGTTGACGGCCACCGAATGAATCGCCCCGGCTTCCTGCACGACCATCTCGATCGGGGGTCCGACGCGGGAGGCACGATCCGCCACGCTCATATTGGCGATCGGGGTCGGGATAACCTGGACAGCCGGGGTAATCTTGACGCCGGACTTGGACGTGGTGTCGAGTTCCTCGCGGTCGGCGAAAGTGCCATTGTAGGTGTATTGGTAGCCGGTGTCGCGGCAGGCGTCCACAAGCAGCATCTGCCCAAGCCGGGTGTACGGGATCTTCTTATTGCGCAGGAACACGTTGAAGACATTCACGCTCAGGTCCTCGACGAAGTTGTCGAGGTTGATGACGGTGTCCATGTACCAGCCGACGTCCTGCGTTACGCCGTCGCGGTAGGTGCGGGCGTTGTTGCCAATGGCGGTGTAGGTGTTGTACCCTTTGGCCTGGAGCGTAGCCCACTGGGTTTCCGTGAGCAGGACGGTTTCGATGCCAGGGAGCTGCTTGAACTTCGCCGTCACTGTGCTGTCCTTGAGGCGGTAGTTGACGTGCAGCATGTAGGCCAGGATGCTCACGTCCGGGTACCGCTGGGCGTTGTCGTGGTAGATGGCGACTGCCCGTCGGTTGCCCGAAGCTGCCAGCACGCTCCCGAGGTCTTCGTCGTAGCCGGAGTCGAGGGCGGTGACGTCGTTGGTAACCAGCGGCATGATGGCCGTGCGAGCCAGCGCCCACTCCGCTGCTGCCGTTTGGATGGCTACGTCGCGGAGGGAGGCACCGAGGCACCACCCATACAGGTACTTGCCGGAAGCTGCTGCGGCGTTGAAAACCGAAGCCAGCTCGTCCCCGATGCCTGCCGGGGAGTAGCCGTTGAGGGCTTTGCCACCTTCCGTGGAGGTCATATTCAACAGAGCTCCGACGAACACCCCTGTGGCTGCAGAGATGGGGAACAGCATCGTTGCCGAAGCCCCTGTGGCCGAGGTGGTGATGACGATCCGCTCCTCGCCACCAGGGAACTCGCGGACGGCGCAGGCTGCGGAAACAGCCGCTACGCCTAGGCGGGCGTGGATGACTGCGGCGAGCCCAGCGAGCGTAGTGACTCCCGTGAAGTCCATCCCTGTTACGTCCGTTGCTACCCCTCCGACAGTCACCTTCATGCTGCCAGTGGTAATGGCGGCGAGGGTGGCAATGTCGCTGTCCGTCAGTGCACCCGATACCAGCAAGCCAGGCTGGGCGTCGAGGAACACCTCGCCGAGGGCCAGCGTCTGGGAACGGGGAGTCTGAGAGAAGAACGCAGAGGCAGCGAAGTGGGCTTCGGAGCCAACAGCGAAGTCCTGCTCCACCGCAGCGATGGTGGAATAGAAGCGAACGCGCGAGGAGTCCGGCAAGAACCCGAGGTCTTCGCAGGCTACGCAAGCGATGTCCAGGTTGGTTCGCGTTTCGGCCTGCGGACGGCTCAAGGAAATCTGGACGTCCAGGCTCCTCGGCAGCGATTGGTCAGCGGTTACGTATGGCATTCGTTAGCCTCCTTGTGTTGGAGAGTGGTTGCTAGTTAAAGTGCAGCGAGGCGAGCGCAAGAACGTTCACCCCAGCGGCTTGGTCTTCCAGACAATGTCCGGCTTACTTG